CAGTTTTTCTAATATTTCCAATCGTAGAAATATTAATAACACCAGGATTACCAACTATTACATTTGGTGAAGTTATTAAAGCTGAAATAAATTGATTAGTAGTTGTTATCGAACCTGTGCTTACATCTACTGCAACTGTGTTATAACTTGGGTCTGTTATGCTACTTACTAGCTTAACATAAGTAGGAATGTCACTTGCAGCCGTTGTAGCGTATAAGATGAGATTACTTGGTAAATCATTTAAAGATATAAATTTATTACCATCGTCACCGTCATTTATTAAATCAGAAGTTTTTGTTACAGCTAATGCTACAGATTCAATTATTCTATCATAATTTAAGTTAGAATAATATATTGACTTAATCTTAATTGAATAAATTAAAGCTACAGTTGCATCAGTATAAGTATCCGATGATGTCCATGCTCCCGTAGTAGGATTAAGAGTTGCCGTTACTACAACTCCACCTACCGTTTTAGGACTCTCATACGTTGGCTTATTCGAGCCATCAATCTTTGAAAGTATTGCGTTACCCGATAAACCAAACTCATTCGAGTTAATGGTTGAGTTTGTTGGGATTGTGAGGCTTCCGCTTGTTCCTGACACAATCTCATAATATGTGATTTTGTATTCATTGTTTTCTAAAGTTGTTACACGATTATTTAATACAGTCTCCGTACTAGCTTGACTAAATATTTTTCTAGGATTTTTAAATGCTGACTGTCCCATATTTATTAATTTTCACTAATTGGTGGAAAAGGATTTTCTTTTGGCACATATAGTATTAAAGGTAAATCTTGTACCCACATATAATTTGGATTTATATTATTAGCCATCTCCTCAACAGAGATAACCCAATTATCTGCATTATCCTGTATAGGATTAAAAAAACAATCTGGAGCATATTCCTGCCCTACTAATTCATCTTTTTGTTCTACTGTTAGAAGTCCTACATAAGTAGTGTATTCTTCTCTTGTTATATCTGTTAGTTTCATAGTTTATGTTGTTGTTTTAAATTTACTTAAAATTTCTTTAAATATTTCATGAGAATATGAACCTTTTGCTTTATTTACCCAAACACAAACAAAATGAACATTTCCATTAATATAACCTAATTCGCTATCTATTCTATCTAAAGATATTAAATAAGGGCTTGATGTCATTTCTCTTTTTTCATTATATGTTTTTGGACAAAGCATATTCATATTAGTATAGCCACATTTAAAATTTTGATTTTCTAATAGTTTTTGTAAATACTCTATTGATATTTCAAATGGATAATCTCTTAATTTAGCATTGTTTTTCCATCTATTAAATAAGGCATTATGAATATCTTTTGTTCCTCCCTTATTGCAATTTCTTAGTTGTCTTTTACCACTTGCCCAAACTTTTACTTGTCTTGAGCCACTTCCTTTGAATCTATCTATATTATTTCTATCTAATAAAAATCTAACTTTTTCTGCTGATATTTTATATTTTTTTGCTAACTCTCCTTGATTTAACCCATTTTTATAATCTTCGCATAAATTATCTTCATAACTAAATTTAAACTGTTTTATGCTTTTATACATATCAGATTTACCTAAAACCTCAATTCCGTGCATTTTCATTACTCTTCTAACTCTATCAGTGGTAGAATTTAAATCTTTAGCTATCTCATGTGTTGTTTTTTTACCATAATTTGATTTTATATAATCAAAATCTAATGGCTTTAAATTATTCCATCTATTTCCCATAAACCAAATATACAACAATATAATCATTTTATCAAGGAACTTGGCGATTTAAAGTTGTTTGAAATGTTTGTACTGCTGTTCTAAATGCTAACGCTTCAGCATCGGTTAATCCATCACCTATTGATGCAAATGCGCATTGTTTAGCTGTATAATTAATTGGTGAATTTGATGAATTTTGACAACCTAAATAAAAATTAAGATTTGGTAATAAACTGCCAGTTAAAGCAGATGTTAATACTTGAGTTCCATTTTTAAAAATCTTTTGAACATTTATTGCAGTTCTACTCGCAACATAAAAACCTAATGAATTTGGAGATGCTACTTGCGTAGGACCGCCAGTTTCACCCCATCTCATATAAAGATTTCCCGAATATCTTAAACCCAAATCAGTATAAATAACACCTGTTATTGCGCCCATTTCTCTTTCACTTGCACCAGTTGAATCAGTCCTTGAGTAATAACTCATGTGTCCACTTGTTCCTATTGAATAAGCAACAGATGGATTTAAAAAAGTATTAGCATAAGCATTTATACCATTGGGTAACATACCTGTTGAACTATGTGTCCAACCACCACTAAACACTAATCTAAATGCTGCATTAGTATCTAAAGGATTTTTAAGGTTGAACTTATGGGATGTTGCTGTTCCACCAACTATTGGATAAATTGCCTTCATTTTAGTCCAAATACTTGCTGCTTTTAAATCTAAAACTAAAGTATTAACTGCATTCATTTCAGTAGTAGTAAGAGTTACCCCTGCTGCTGTTTGAGCATTAAAGAATAACTGAGCATCTGGGTCATAAGCTGTACCAACAGAATATATGTAAGGATTTATTATCATGCCCTAACTCCTTTTAATAATATTTTTAAACCTTTAGCAGTACCATCTCCTATTTGGTCAATATCTATAGTTATTAAAGCATCATCTGCTAAATTAGCGTCTGATATTACAGGGTCTGTTGTAGCAGTTGTGCTAGTTAATTCAGTATTATCTATTGTTAATTTAGTAGAAAGTATTGTTGCTCCCGCTTCATTAATATCTACTGTAAATATAGTGCCACTTGCTTGAGCAGTTACCAAAGAAGCTCTAACTGCTGATACAGTCATGGCAAAAGGCATTCTAAAGCTAACCTTAGCTGTACCTGTTGTTAAAGCAGTAGATTCATCACTTGCAGCTAATTGAATTTCACATGGAGAACCTACTAAGTTAACAGCAGCTCCACTCCCTCCTCCATTTTGAGAAAATACTCTTTTTATATTTTTAATAGCTGTAATCATTTTTCGTTATTTATAGTATTGTATATGTAATGTATGGGTCGAAGAAACCGCGATAACCCTAAAGTTTGCCACGTTGTCTCCTGTTGGAATATCAAAAAAATCTAAATTAGATAATCCCATTCCATCTGTAGTAGTTGGAGGTGTAGTAGCGCCTAGCATTAAATACCTCATGATTATACCGCTAGTAGTAGCTGATTCAACTCTAATCTCTGCATATAAAGCTCCTGTAGGTACAGTTAAAGCTTGAGCAGAAGCTCCTGTTACTGTTAATTTTTGGTATCCAAAAGCCATTAAATTTGGTGAATATCTTATGGCTCTTACTATTTCTGTTGTTGATTGATTTTCCATTATTTAATTTTTTTTTGTGATATAAAAGTAAATAAAAAAAGGTTACTTTTTACAGCAACCTTTTAATTTTAGTTAAGAATTAAATCTTAGTAGTTATACAAAGTATCAGTAGCAACCGCTTCAAATTCAACTTCGTTGATAACAGCAGCAGCACTATTTAAGTTAGTATATTGGAAGAAAGGAATTAATACAGTTCCGGCAGCAAATACTAACGGAGTAGTGCCCGCAGAGTAAACTGGGTATTTAACATCATTCATAAAAACACTAACAACACCATTAGCAGCAACTTCAACAACAGCAGTATTAACAGCGTTACTTACTAAGTTAGTAGCAGAAGTAGTAGTTACAGTGGCAGCATTAGCTAAAACACCATAAGTTGCAACAGCAGTTCCGGCAGCGCCAGTTCCAATAGCAACTAGGTCATTATAAGCATTGAAATCAACATTAAACGCTTCTTTACTTCTGAAACCAACCATATAAACTGCATTAGCTACAGTTGTTACAGCAAACTTATTAACTATTGTCATAGGAGTTTTACCTACTACAAATTGTTGAGGACAAGCAGTAGCAACTTCAGGGCAGTAATGAGCACCTTCAGTAGCAGTAGCATCTTGTTCAATTAATAAACCAGTAGCGCCTTGAGTTGGAGCAACGATAGTTTGAGCTCCAATGTTATAATGATTTAATAAACCATAAGGGCTAATAAATTTATTTTTTAAACTTGTTGTAGTAGCAACAACAGCGCCTAAAGGACCTTGGATTAAGAAATTCTTATCAAAGAACTCTAAAGTAGCATTAG